AGACCTCAAACAGCTGAAATATTTTTTGAAGATGTATTGATGGCTTTAGTATTTTACGGTATGCCATTACTTGCAGAAAACAACAAGCCTAGATTATTGTATCATTTAAGACGTAGAGGTTACAGGGGTTTTAGTATGAATAGACCAGATAAAGTTTGGAATAAATTATCAACTACTGAAAAAGAAATAGGTGGTATACCTAATACTAGTGAAGATATAAAACAAGCTCATGCAGCTGCTATTGAAATGTACATACAACAACACGTAGGTCATTTAAAAGATGGTGTGTATGGCAATATATATTTTAATAAAACATTAAATGACTGGGCTAGATTTGATATAACAAAAAGAACAAAGTTTGATGCTTCTATAAGTTCTGGTCTTGCTATTATGGCTTGTAACAGAAATTTATATAAACCAAACGCTAAAATAGAAAAACCAAAATTGAATATAAATATTGCTAAATATCACAATAAAGGCAATACGTCAAAAATAATAAAATAACATATGGCAGAATATATTAATAATTATTTTCCTAGTCAAGTTGTAGGTGACGCTGAAAAGTTAAGTTATGACTATGGTTTAAAAGTTGCAAAAGCTATAGAACACGAGTGGTTTAATAAAGACCAAGGTATAAACAGATATCACAAGCATTATAACGATTTTCATAGACTAAGACTATACGCTGAAGGTAATCAATCAATACAAAAATACAAAGATGAGTTATCTATCAATGGTGACTTAAGTTATTTAAATTTAGACTGGACACCAGTACCTATTATACCTAAGTTTGTTGATATAGTTGTTAATGGTATGGCTGATAGGTCTTACGATATAAAAGCATATTCGCAAGATCCATATGGTATTGCAAAAAGAACTGAATACATGCAGTCTATAGTTGACGACATGAATACAAAAGAAATAAACGATTTTGTTCAACAAAAGTTTAATATTAACCTTTATCAAAACGATCCAGATACATTACCTGAAACAAAAGAAGAGTTAGAGCTTCATATGCAATTAAGCTATAAACAAGCTGTAGAAATAGCAGAAGAACAAGCTATAAATGTTTTGTTAGATGGTAATAAATATGATTTAGTAAAAAATAGATTTTATAGAGATTTAACTGTTTTGGGTATAGGCGCTGTTAAAACAAACTTTACCACATCAGAAGGCGCAACTGTAGAATACGTTGATCCTGCCGATTTAGTTTATTCTTATACAGAATCACCTTACTTTGATGATATATACTATGTTGGTGAAGTAAAAACTATACCTGTAAACGAACTAGCAAAACAATTTCCATTTTTAGAACAAAGTGATTTAGAAGAGATAATGCAATCACGATCACTTTATACTAATAACTCATATAAAAACGCTAGCAGCTATGATGAGTTTGATAGTAATAAAGTTCAAGTTTTATATTTTAATTACAAAACTTATATGAACGAAGTTTATAAAATAAAAGAAACTGCTACAGGCGCTGAAAAAGCAATAGAAAAAGATGATTCATTTAACCCGCCTTCAGATTCAGAAGGTAATTTTTCAAGATTAGATAGAGTAATAGAAGTATTGCAAGAAGGTGCCATGGTTCTTGGTACTAATAAATTACTTAAATGGGAAATAGCTAAAAATATGATGAGACCAAAAAGTAATTATACTAAAGTTAAAATGAACTATAGTATAGTAGCTCCTCGTATGTATAAAGGTAATATAGACTCTTTGGTAAAACGTATTACAGGTTTTGCTGATATGATACAGCTTACGCATTTAAAACTACAACAAGTAATGTCTCGTATGATACCTGATGGTGTTTATTTAGATGCAGATGGTTTAGCTGAAATAGATTTAGGTAATGGTACAAACTATAATCCACAAGAAGCTTTAAACATGTTCTTCCAAACAGGTAGTGTTATTGGTAGATCGTTTACACAAGATGGTGATATGAATCCTGGTAAAGTGCCAATACAAGAAATAACTAGCGGTAGTGGTGGTAATAAAATACAAGCTCTCATAGGTAATTATAATTACTATATGCAAATGATACGTGATGTAACCGGGTTAAACGAAGCAAGAGATGGTAGTATGCCAGATGAACGAGCTTTAGTTGGTATACAGAAAATAGCGGCTGCAAATAGTAATACAGCTACAAGACACATATTAGATTCTGGTTTGTTTTTAACAGCAGAAGTTGCAGAACAATTATCACTTAGAATATCTGATATTATAGAATATTCACCAACAAAAGAAGCTTTTATACAAAGTATAGGTGTACATAATGTTGCTACTTTAGAAGAAATGTCTAGTTTACATTTATATGATTTTGGTATATTTATAGAATTAATGCCTGATGATGAAGAAAAAGCTATGCTTGAAAATAATATTCAAATGGCACTACAGCAACAAACTATAGATTTAGAAGATGCTATTGATGTTAGACAAATAAACAATGTTAAGCTTGCAAATGAAGTTTTAAAAATAAGAAGAAAAAGAAAAATGGAGATGGATCAAGCTATGAAAGAGCAAAACATACAAGCGCAAGCTCAAGCAAACGCCCAACAGCAACAAGCTGCTGCTCAAATGGAAGTACAAAAACAACAAGCACTAACACAATCAGAAGCTCAAATAGAACAATTAAAAGCACAGCTTGAAGCGCAAAAACTTCAATACGAAATGCAAGCGAAACAACAACTAATGGCTTTAGAGTTTGAGTTTAATATGAGGTTAAAAAACATGGATGTTCAAACTACTCAACAAAAAGAAAAAGAAAAAGAAGATCGTAAAGACGAAAGAACAAGAATACAAGCTTCTCAACAGTCACAACTTATAGAACAAAGAAAAAATGATTTACCAGCTAAAAAGTTTGAATCATCAGGTAATGATATACTAGGTGGAGCAAACGTTGGTGATATGTCTATGTTTGGACCGAGATAAGCAATTTATTAATTATATAATATTTTATTATGGCAGAAAACAAAAAAGAAGCTACAGCTGAAAAGGCTGTAGAACAAAAAAAAGATGACAATGTTGTTAAAGTTAATCTTAGTAAACCTAAATATAACGAAGAAAATAACATTACAAAAGTTGATTTAACCAAAAAACCAGAAGAAAAAAATGAAACCAAAAAAGAAACTACAGAAAATACAACTGACGACACAAGAGTGGTTGAACTCGTTGAAGACGCCAAGTCCGTACAAAAACAAGAAGAAATACAGCCGGAAGCAGAAACACAAGAAACTCCAGTCGTAGAAGAAATAAAAGAAGAAGAGGCGAAAGAAAAAGCTGAAGAATTAGCCGAACAAACTGAAGAAGCTATAGCAGAGGCAGAAGAAACTGGTAAACCTCTTCCAGAAAACATACAAAAGCTTGTTGATTTTATGAATGAAACAGGCGGTGGTTTAGAAGATTATGTAAAATTAAATCAAGATTATTCTAAACTAGATAATATATCTTTATTAAAAGAATATTATAACCAAACAAAACCTCATCTTAACTCAGAAGAAATAGAATTTATGATGGAAGATGCTTTTTCTTTTGATGAAGAAGAAGATGAGCCAAGAGATATAAAAAGAAAAAAACTAGCTTTGAAGGAGCAAGTTGCTCAAGCAAAGTCGCATTTGGAAAATGCAAAAACCAAGTATTACGAAGAAATACAATATGGAAGTAAACTGACGAGTGATCAGCAAAAAGCAATTGATTTTTTCAATAGATACGACAAAGAGTCAAAAGAACAAAAGAAGATTAGTGAAAAACAAACACGTACTTTTTTAAACAAAACTAACCAACTATTTAATAAAGAATTTAAAGGCTTTGAATATGATGTTGGTGATAAAAAGTTTAGGTTTAATGTTAAAGATGCAAGTGCAGTTAAAGAAAACCAAAGTGACATTAGTAATTTTATAGGGAAGTTCCTTAATAAAAATAACGAAATGGAAGACACTAAAGGTTATCACAAAGGTTTGTTTACGGCTATGAATTCTGATGCTATTGCAAAACATTTTTATGAACAAGGTAAGGCTGATGCTTTGAAAGAAAGTATAGCTAAATCTAAAAACGTTAGTATGGAACCAAGACAAGAGTTTAACGGTCAAATAAATACAAGCGGTATAAAAGTAAAAGTGTTAGGTAATAATTCTAATGATTTCAAATTTAAAATTAAAAACAAAAAATAACAATTTAAAAAAACAAAATTATGGCAATTACACCCGGAGGTTTGTTAAATAGTACACCTGCTTCAATACAGCAAACACTATCTACAAACTACTTAGATCTTTCATCTGCTTCAAACGCAGGTTGGGGTCAACAATACGTACCAGACCTAATGGAGAAAGAAGCTGAAGTTTTCGGACCGAGAACTATTTCAGGTTTTTTATCTCAAGTAGGTG